AGCGCTTCTCCAAGATGGGTGATGAGAAAGCCCGTAGCAACTACAAAGAAGAGAAAGATCCATTCGGTAGACCTGGCGGAAAGCATGGTGGTGTTGGCAAACCAGGTGGTGGATATGACAAAGCAATCAAGGCAAATCAAAAAGCACTTGATAAATTAGAGAAGAAAAAGGTTGATGAGGCAACCTATCCTTCAGACTTTAGGAATCCTGATGGTTCTAAGAGAGCTGTCGCCAAGAAAAAGTATGGAAGGGATAGTGGACCTAAGCAACATGATGAACCCATGAGTGGTGGTCGTAGAAAGACTGTAGATGAGTCTGACAACTTCACTCTGATCGCTGATTTCCTCATCTCTGAGGGTCAGGTACAAGACTATCAAGAGGCAATTGAGTTCCTTACAGGTGCTCCTGAGGAGTTCATTGAGAGCGTTCTGAAGTTCGCAGAAGAGAGACAATTATTCATGAACTATGTGGTTGAAACCGGCCATTGCGCTGACCTTGATGAGGCAGCAGTTGTTTATGCAGAAAGTGATGAAGGGCTGATCAGAGATGTCATCGACTCAATCACTGAATAGTTACCCCAATCCGTGGTTATATAATGGTAAGACTTTTGATTCCCCTGATATTGGGGACTACTACGGCTTTGTTTATCTCATTACCAATAAGTCAAACACACGACGCTACATTGGTAGAAAGTATTTTTGGTCATTCCGAACACCTCCTGGAAAGAAAAGGAAGGTAAAGCAGGAATCCGACTGGAAAAAATACTATGGTTCGTGTCCTGAACTCAAGGCAGATATCAAACTCTTTGGTAAGGATTCCTTTACCAGAGAGATCTTGAGCCTGCATAAGACTAAGGGACATTGTAACTATGAGGAGACAAAGCAACTCTTCCTCAACGATGTCCTGAAAGAGTCTCTTGACACAGGCTCTCCGATGTATTATAATAGCAACATACTCGGACGCTACATGCGCAAGGACTACTATGGACCTGAGTTATGAACTCACAGTTGCTGGCACTTACGATTGGGCCAAAGCAAGAATCCAAACGCTTCTTGACCAAGAGATGTATCATGAAGCAACCGATTTGTATGCTGAGTTTAACGAGTGGTTAGTGGACACTGACAAAGATCATGAAGTCCTCTTCATGTGATATAATATATACTGAACCCGATATCAATTGATGACTTTCAATGTTATTCTCCAGTCTCCCGACGGCTCCGAGACAACTATCCAATGTGCTGAAGATCAGTACATTCTTGACGCAGCAGAAGAAGCAGGTGTTGACCTTCCTTCCTCTTGCCGTGCTGGTGCTTGTTCTGCTTGTGCTGGCAAACTTGTAGCAGGTGAGGTGGACAACGAAGAGCAATCCTTCCTTGATGACGATCAACTCGAAGAAGGTTGGGTTCTCACATGTGTTGCCTATCCTAAGTCTGACTGTACTATCCTGACTGAACAAGAAGAAAATCTTTAAAAATCACAACCGATGAAATTATTTCTTGATACTGCTGAGCAGCGTGCCATTGAACGCCGTTACAAAACTGGATTGATTGATGGTGTGACCACCAACCCTACTTTGATTGCAAAACTGGGTTATAAGAACGCACGCGATTGCGTCCTTAGTATTCTTAGAGTTTGTCCTGACTTGGAGAGTGTTTCTATTGAGGTTCACCCTTCAGCATGTGACGATGTTGATGCTATGGTCTTGGAAGGTGGTGACTATCGAGCACACAAGGCACTCACAGTTAAAGTTCCTTGCACCCCTGCAGGTTTGCAAGCCTGTAAGATTCTGAATGCTCGTGGTCAGAAGACCAATGTGACTCTGGTCTTCTCTGTTGCACAGGCAATCCTTGCTGCTAAAGCAGGTGCTACTTATGTGTCACCTTTTGTTGGCCGTTGCAACGATAATTCCTTTTCTGGTGTAGAATTGGTTCGTGCCATTGCTTCCGTCTATCGTGAGCACATGGTATCTACTCAGATCCTCGCTGCATCCGTCCGTGATGTTCATCAAGTTGGACGCTTGTTTGCTGTCGGTGCTGATGTTTGTACCATTCCTCCTAAGGTATTTGACCAAATGTATGATCATGTTCTTACCCGAGAAGGGTTGGAGAAATTCAAGGCAGATGCTGCTGCTGGGGGTCTTTGACCCCTCGTATGCCACTTTAGCTCAGCTGGATAGAGCAACGGTTTTGTAAACCGTAGGTCGTCGGTTCAAGTCCGACATGTGGCTTACGTCTCAGTAGCTCAGTTGGATAGAGCAACTGCCTTCTAAGCAGTCGGTCGTAGGTTCGAGTCCTACCTGAGACGCCTTGCGGGTGTGGTGTAGCGGTAACACGCCATCCTTCCAAGTTGGAATCACGGGTTCGATCCCCGTCACCCGCTCTCGGGAGATTAGCTCAGCGGTAGAGCGCTTCGTTTACACCGAAGATGTCACTGGTTCGATCCCAGTATCTCCCATGCATAGGTTCAATTGAATATAAATGATTACAGTAAGATGTAAGAGATGTGGGAGAGAAATTACTGCTCATCCCACCAAAACACAATGTTGTGGCTGTCCAAACATGATGACAGTTACTGAAGACAAGATCACTGCGGAGGACTTGTCCTTAGTTTTATTGCTGAATGGTAAAGAAAAAGTAAAAAATACTGGTTTCCTGACAGAAACTGACTTAAAATACCAGGAGGAACGCCGAAAGAGGCGAGTCCGCAAACTAAACTTTGAGGTTCGCTAATGATCAATCTGCACCAGTTGTACAACCACTACCTGCACACAAATAAAAAGCATGATCTAGTTGATGAGAGAGTCATCAGCTATGGTTGGCGTGACAATGGTAAGGATGTGATTGGTTACTATGTGGTAACTGAAAACTGGGTGCTTAAATATGATATAGCAGGTGAGTACATCGGCAAGGACAGTCGAGAAACTGTCTTTGCTGAACCAAAAACCGCCTGAAATATGCTATAATACATAGGTAAACAAGCAAAGCGATGAATCTCTCGGAAAAGTTCAAGAAGCACATGGCTATCCTCCAAGATACCCGTGATGGCAAGTATGCACTTGATATGCAGAATCCGAAACTGTACAAAAAAGTGTGTAAGTATCTTTCTGAAAAAGGACTAGAGTTCTCTGGTGATCCATACGATGACTATGAGATGTTCCTTGATACCCTTGACCAAGAACTTTCAACCATTGAAAAATGAACGACCTAAAGAACAAGTCAACTAAGACTACTGTCATTCACGAGAGATTTCCCTATCGCTATGTGCAGAAGGGTTACATTCAACTGAATGGTAAACCTGATTTTCGTTTGCAAAAAGCAAACGAGTATACTAAGAAGTATTCTGACATCTATCTCTTTGATAATGGTGATCAGTTGCTTCTTGCTATTGAAGACTTTGATTATGCAAAGTGGTTAGATCCTGAGGGCGTTGCTTGTTACATCAAAGAAGACACGGATGGTCTATAACAGCACTGGTCGGGAAACCCCTCAGACATGGAGAGTCTCTAAAAATACTGGTGGAGTCAACCCTCTGAGTTTCTTGTTTCTCTAAAGAACAAGTGGCGAGCCTGCAAAATTCAGATCACTAGGAGGTTGACATCGACCTCCTTTTTTGTTATTATACATAAGAAGAAACCATTTTATTATTAATGACTGCTTACATTAAGAAAGCACTTGTGCTTGGTGCTGGTGGGTTCATTGGTTCGCACATGGTCAAGCGTCTACGATCTGAAGGGTATTGGGTTCGTGGTGTTGATCTAAAACGTCCAGAGTATTCTGCAACTGAAGCAAACGAATTTGTTCAGGGAGATCTGCGAGACTTTGATTTTGTCCGCCGTGTTCTTGAATACAAGGGAGACCGTGGTAACTTCTATCACTCTGTTCCTTACCGTTACATCCAACCATTTGATGAGATCTATCAGTTTGCAGCTGACATGGGCGGTGCTGGTTTCATCTTTACTGGTGAAAATGATGCTGACATCATGCATAACTCAGTCACGATTAATTTGAACGTG